GTCGTAGTCCATCGCCTTTTCCAGATATCGCAGGATACGGTAAATGATTTTGAAGTTATCCATTGCCCTGCCTCCTTTTCCATTCCTCTCTTGCTTGGTTGAGGCTCATTTCATTTGCTCCACCTTCGAGGTCTGGCTCGTCTTTTTGTAACGGGTCATCCTCCCACCCACACACATCGCAAATGTCAAATGAGCCATCTCCCTCAAATTCATACTGTCCGCACACAGGACACTTATGTTTGTTCATCATCAATTCCATTCTCCTGTTTCTGAGTAAATTCTTCCTCGGAACCACTGACTATTTCAAAGGCTTCTGGAACATACAAATATCCAGGTATGTCATCATCTTCGTATGTCCCAGCTTCATCAATAATTCGATACCAACCTTCTTCTATTGCGATAACGTCATATACTTTCCCATTTATCAGAGCAAGCGGGTCACTTTCGCCGATATATCTAACTTTCATAGTCATCCTCCCTAGGTATGGAATTTCCAAGCAACGTAACAATATCTGATGCCATTTTGCATCGGTCGCTCTCCTCCTCGTCCTCATCATCGGGTATGGTGTCGATTTCAATGTCGCACATCTTCTCAAACACCTTGTCATACAAATCTTCATCGCTCATAGATGAAAGTTCATCCGGTTCTATCGAACACTCCTCAAGTATGAACTCAACCTGCTCTTCTGTCAGTTTTTTGATTGCTTCTTTCATGATTTTTTTCCTTTCCCGACATATATGACTGTGACAAGCTGTTTCTTTTCATAATCATATATTGCCCTCGTTCCATTGTGTTCATATACTGACCGATTAGGTCTATTGCCTGGTTTTGGTTTTCCTTTTTCCAAAGCTTTCTTTATGCTCGATGGGTAGATGTCTCTTTCCTTTGCCCTGTCAAAGGCATGTTTTCTTATGCTCTTTACAATATTTCCATCGGAGGTTTTTGTTCCCTTAATTGCCTTTGCATAACTTCCATCGGAAAAACTGCTTTTCCCACTCCCTTTCGGATATCTTCCACTTCCGGGTCCCCCATCCTCTAACCTTACGGTAACTTTCCAGTCGTCTGTTGTCAAGTATTTTTTTAGTAAGTCCTCAAGCATATAAAGTGATTTCTCGAATGGAGGAAACAGGAACTTCTCTCTTAATTCTTCCAGAGACAACCACCTCTCATTTAGCATCTCCATGCCGTCAGCCTTCGGCGTTCCGGTGAATTGGTCTGTGAAATATATCATAGAATCGCAATATGCGCCTGTGGTACTTTGGTAAACGCCTAAAGGTAGAATGTTTAGGGGGACAATATTAAACTCCTCCTGTGCCTCTCTGAGAGCTGTATCCTCTGGTGCCTCGCCATCCTCGATGTGACCTCCCGGACCACAAATGCCTTCCGATGACCTCCTGCTGCCGCACAAGATTTTCCCATCCTTGATGACGAGAACGGCTGCTGCGGTGAAATCAGCACTGTCCTCCACCTCACTTTTGAACTGCAAATCAAAGTCATCATTTGCTGATGTTTCCGACACTTCTGTCGGCGAGAATGTATCTTCTGGCAGGTCTATGTCATCTTCTGCGATAACTTCCTCAATGTCAAAGTCGCCCTCATCAGCAAGAGACTTTCTGACCTCTGACGGGTCAAGCACTCCGGCGTCAATGTATACCTGCGCCGTCTGTGCCTTTGTCTGCTCCGTCTGAGCTTTCTTCTGGGCAATGTCAGCCTGTTCCGTCTCCGACATAGACCACAAGGCGGCAAACTTCATCTTGTATTTTGGTGTCTCAGGAATCTTCCCTTCAATCATTCCCTGCTTAAGAATGAGGTCTATGACTGTTCGGGCGTTCGCTTTCATGTTCTGTTTTTGGATATTCTCCACCATGTTATAGTAATTCTCAAGGTCGCTCTCGCCTGTGGAGTTCATGCCAGCAGGAGAACGACCGAACAAAATGGTTTGAGGAATATTGGTAACAGCCGACAACATATTACAGGTAGAATCAATAACATCCTTTACACCTGACATCTGCAAGGTCTTGAAGTCATAGTCCTCACCGTCTGTGTCGATTGCAATGGAGTTCATGATTCCTCTTGCCATATCTATGACCTGCAATCTTTGAAGTACTTTGTCCTCTCCTGAATCAGTGCTGAGCAACTGTGCAAGATTTTTCATCTTGTAAATCGCCTGTACGGAACGCTCCAATAGTTTTACTCCATCCTCATGAGATGTGATGCATTCTCGTAATGCTCTCTTAATCTTAACATACTCCGGTATTCCCCAATATCTGTATAATGAGTTGGTTGTTTGTTCCGGAAGTCTTCCATTTCTGAAAATCAGACATCTGGAATAATGTACTGTAAAATATCCATACATCGAGTACACGTGATAATACTCCGGCTGACCAAACGGTCTTTTGCCATTCAGCGAGTCAAAGAAATGGAAATTATACAGACTCGAGTAATCTTCCTGCACTATCGCCCTCTCAAACACTCGTAATTCTTCGATGGTAGTCACCTTGTTCCAGTCAAGCGGTTCTTCAAGACCTCCTCCATCATTACAAAGCATGACAATGATGGAACCACCATAAAGTCTCGCCCACTTCTCTGCAGTGGCAAACTTATCCTCAAATTCCAACTCATCCAGTCGGTCGTCCACATACTCCTCAATATCCTCATCTCCAAAGTCGATATCAAAACCATGTTTCACGGCTTCCTCAGACGGGCGGTCGATTATCTTTGTGAACAATCCATTTCCCTCATACAGACGGACGAGTTCCAAGTCTGTCACTACGGGTTCCTGCGTGTATGTATACGCCATCGAATTATCCTGCGTTGTCCCATACTTATTTAGCAGATTTGTGTAGCCATCCTGTCGAAACGGCTCTTGGGTTTCTTCGATGATTGCCGCTCCACGACGTTGCTTCGTCAGTTGGTCGAGTTTCTCTTTCTGCTGTTTATCCACTTCGTTGTTCCCCTTTCCACAACAGAAAAACAGCCTGCAAATACAGACTGTTCATTCTGGTGCCATATTCTTTTTTTACGCCGTTGCCGGTTGAAATTTGTTTTGCATCTCAACAATGAGTTTTGCAATTCCGACTTCGACATTGTGGAATTTCTTGCTGTTCATCATGTAGTCAACATACTTCTTACAAGCATTGTGTCCCATCCAGTATACGGTTGTTGTCCTGTTCTGGACATTTTCATCTTCCATTTTGATGAAATCTCCCCGCTCATCATCAGGTACTTTCGGAAGGATGAACTCATCAATTCTCCTCACAATCTTCCAGTTTGGAGTACCAAACATTTTTCCTATTTCCTTTGTTGATATAAAATCATTGGTGTCAATAGAACTCGTATTTTCCATTTCCTGCCTTTGGATATCAGCAGGTGGAGGATTTGTTGACTCTTCCGTTGGAATCTCTCCCTGCTCCTGTAGATGCTTTAAACAGAGTCTGTATCCTGCCATAAAACCTGACTCCTCAAATTCCACAGCCACATCCATCATCTTGTTATACAATTTCATCTGTGGCTTAATTTCTTTTGGAAAGAAATACTCAACGAGTTTGTCATATTTGGCGACTTCATCGCAGGCAGCTTTTGTGTGCCGCTCTGCACATTGAAAGTTTTCGACATACTGCTTAAAGTATGATTCCAGTTCCTCATCAGTCTTATCTTTGAGAATGTCCATTCTCACACCTCCGTTCCTACACATCCATTCCGATTTTCCTCATTGCGTCATCAGAAATACCATTCTTGGACAAAATGTCATAGACGATTTCACAATCCATGCAATTAAGTGCGACATCTACAAGAACATCTACCATCGTCTCTAAATCTTCTCTGCTCAATTCACTCATATATCTGTACCTCCTAATTGTTTTGTTTTTTGTTACGCATACGATAGCACAGACGACTTCCTAGTCAAGAGAAAAAATCAGTATTTATCTTGAATTTTTTCAACCGGATTTCCTTTGTGAGTTTTGCTGTATTCGAGCATTGCTTGGTACTCACTATCGGAACACAAGTCATGCAGATGCTTATATTCATACCTTGGCTGCCAACTTCCCTCATCGAAGAAAGCAACCTGCAGCGGAGATAATGCCTCCTGTTCTACAGAGTTCATTCCCCAATCAGTCTTTCCGGCTTTCTTTCCCTTAATGGTATGAACATCATACACCCATTCCGGAACGACGTTTCCGGGTAGGTCGCAGTTTCTGATGTCGATGAACTCATGGTCTTTCCAATTTACAAGGAATTCCACGTCCATAATGTCATTCCCTACCATTCTCCCATATTTCCCGCTTATCTGATACATGAGTATCATTACGCCTTTGCAAATATTTATTTCTTCTCTTTTTTCAAGAGTTTTTGATTTGTTGATATAACCATCTGCGTGTTTCAAAGCTACAATCTCTCTTGTCGGGATGCCTCTACACTCGTTTCGGGAGATTACATACAGGGTTTTCCATACATAGGACAAATCAGTACGCCTCAGGTTATGGATGGCATATCCTGTAAGTTCCATATCAAGTGTGCGGATTCCCTTTCTCAGGTATGCCGACCACATCTTACATTTGGTTTCCTTGCTGTCGGATTCATGGATTGTAACAGTAGTGTCTTTCGATTCTTTCATATCGAAAAGAGACATCTGTCTCGCCTCAATATCACCAGCAGGGATTTTCCATTCCTCTACAGCACCGCTGATTTCCTTGATTTCAAGAGCATCATCTGTTACTCCTCCAATTTCCCGACTGGTCTGCTCCACAAACTCCTTTGACAATGCTCCGGGGTCTGTAACATAAGTTTGGAGGACGAAATTGCAAGCATAATAGCAAGCATCCCTGCTTTTCTTTGCGTCACACAGTAGGGTAATTGCTTTTGATACATACTGAGTATCTTTTTCATATCCCTTTCGATTGCGGTTCCTTACTTCATCGGTGTACCGCAGGGCAACGATTTCTTTTGCTAAAATTCCCCAACAGTCCTCATTTGCAACAACCATTGTCCTGTTCCACATTACGGTATGAAACTTTTCAAACAGTTCCATTGCAGCATATCCTGCTCTTTCCTTATCTCCCCTGCGGATTGCTTTTTGTAGGAGAGATATCATCGTGAACATATTATGGCCACTCCTTGTTGTCAATTCATATCCCATATCGTCACGCCTCCTTGTTTTTTGATAAGCGTACGATAGCAAAACTACCTGCCATGTCAATAGTTTATTCTGTTTTTTTACAGAATTATCTTTTTACACAGATACGCGGTTTGTTGTGTTTTATGTTATAGTCAAAATATTTCCCCCACTTCTTTTTCATAAGTTCAATACACGCAATTTGGTCTGCACGTTTTTTTGAGGAATTTCCTCCTTCGTTTCTATCGGTTTCTCCTTTACTCACAAAATACTTCGGTTTCAACGTTATTCTGTTACAAAGCAATTCTTGAAGTATAATGTCAATATCATAATTATACTTAACATCTTCATCAAGTTTTGCCTTAAACATTTTTCGATTTACCCATCTTGTGCTACCGGACGACCCTTTCCATGCAAACTCTTGTGTATAGTTATACGGA